TTATAACACTTGTCGTGCGTAACTGTATAGTTTTTCAGTTGTATTTAAAGTTAAGTTATCTACTTCGCGCTTTCCTTGCCTTAATTGTGAAATTACATATTGCGCTACGCCAGTTTGTTTGTGAATTTGGTAACCTGTTATATCACTTTTGATCAATTCAATTATTTTTAATTTATAATCACTCATATTATCTACGTCCATTCTTTTTATCTAAACAATAAAAATGTGTTTTTCTCCCGATAAATAATAACAATGGTAGGCTTAATAAAAACAATATTAAATACATTTGTTCTGTCATAATTGAAAACCTCCAAATAATATTATATTATATAAGTGTAAGGAGGAGCCATCAGGCTCCAAGCATAATGTTAATCTTTGTTGTTTGGCTTTCGGTCTAGGTAGCCGAGATGCCATTCTCTAAGTTGTTTTAACACTTCTGGAATTATCAGTACTGCCAATACTTGATGTTCTAGAAGTGTTTTTATTATGTCTAGCATGAGGCTTTTCACCTCCTTACACATAATTTGTAAGTCATCAACTAACCTACAAATATAATTATACTAAACAATTGTTTATTAAGCAAGTGTTTTTTTTAAATTTGCATAAAAAATAGGCAAGTACCGTAGTACCTGCCTGTTATCTACATTTAAATCTTGAGAGAAATGTTAAAAAGTTCTAGTAAAATAATAGCACATTTTATCTTTAAATGTAAATAGAAAGCAGGTATGTAACGCACCTGCTCAAATAGACATGACTATGTCATTCTAACTGATTTCTCCCCATAAGTCACCTAATATCTGATTAGGTGGGGCAGAACCATTCCATGTTCTAATAGGCAAGTAATAACGTTGCCCCTCCCATGTATATCCTACCCAAACATGACCATCTTGTAACATCACTTCTGTATAATCACAATATCCACCAGGTTGGAATTGGTAAGCTACCGGGCATGATAAGAATGGTCCTATTTTTCTTACAGTGATTGGTTGATTACCGTTTGTGAATCTAGCACTTTCTTCCATGTAGTAAGTACCATATTTATTACGTTTCCATGCACTTGCAACTGGTTTAACTGTATTACTTGAAGCGCTTGACTCATTAGAGACAGTGGCAACCGGTATTTTACCATCCATGTACGCCCTAATCTGCTTGATAAAGTAGTCTTTAAGTTGCAACCGCTTGTCTTCTGGCAATAGACCGCGAGTTACTGGATCAAAACCAGTGTGCAATACTGAGCTTCTGTGTGGGCATGATGTTGAAGTGAATTCGTTGTGTAATCGGATTGTGTTACGGTTTGCTGGTAATCCCCATTTTTTCAACAATCTAGCACATTCTTGGAAAGTCGCCTGTTCATTTTTTAAAAACGTCGCATTATCTACTCCCATTGATTGACACACTTCAATACCGTAACCATATTTATTACCTATTTGATTCGCTGTATGCCAACCTACTTGAGATTCATCTAAGGCTTGCCAAACTGTGTTACCTGATACGTAACTATGCGCAATACCTGCCTCTAGTCTCGATAATGGCGCGTTAACTAATCCATTACGATATGCTTCTGCTGTTGCTCCTTTGCTTCCTGCGTCGTTGTGAATAACTATAAACTTAGGGTTACTACCACGCTTAGGTAGGTCATAACCTTTAACCACATCTTTGATGATTTTAAGTTCTACCGCTTTAGGTTGTGGCTTAGCCGTTTCCTTTTTAGATGCTTGCGTAGGAGATTGTACTGATCGTGGAGCTGTTTCGCTTTTGAAGTTAGGACGGATAAACCACATAGGGAAGTCGTAAGCGTGTTGGCGTCTTGTAACTTTTTCCCAACCAGAGCCAGGTTGTTGTACACCGTCTGTCCAGCCACCGCCGAGCCAATTCTGCTCATATACAATGATATAATCTAAAGTTGCTTCAATTACCCATGCAACATGACCGTATCCTGCACCATAATTACTACCGAATACAACCATGTCGCCAGGTTGCGCTAAGAAGTCTGGTGTATTTTGGTATACAGTAGCTAGTCCGTTAAAATCATTAGCACTTGGGATGTCTTTGGCACCTACACCTTTTAAGTTGTAGCCAAATAAGACTTGCCAACCTGCATTGGCATAGTCAAAGCATTGAAATCCATACCATCCGTCCGCATTATATTGTTTTCCCTCAGATGTTTTCAACCACTCTATAAACTCTTTTTTAGTTAGTTTTGCTTGCATTGTCGCCACCTCCATGATGATACTCATTCACATCAAAGCCAACATCGTTAGAGGCGTCTGTGAAAGGTTGTGATGTATCATATTCTTTTGGTGCTTTCGTGCTTAATTCCGGCGTTAAACTGCTGTCTTGTGATGATTTCCACGTAACTTGTTGTTCTTCTTTATCGCTATCTCTAGGCGCTTGATATGTCTGTGCTATAGATGAATCTGAGACGCCTTTTGACGTTGGGTCAGTAATAACGCCAATACCTGTAAGTAACGTGAGGATAGCGCCTATAATTGCGCTAGCTTGATTTAATTGAGTAGATAAATCTAATCCGAATAAATCCGTGACTTGCTTGATAAATAGCAACAATGCTCCAACTAAACTAGTTAGTACTGCTTTGTTTTTGAATCTCAATTTCCAGTTAATATCCATTTGTTTGCTCCTTTTATCCAAAATAAAAAAACGACTAAAAATTAGTCGTTTAAAATTATTCAATGGTCAATGTCGGAGATCCTGAATAAACATCACTTATAGTGACATACAACGTCCCTGAAGGATTACTAAAGTTGATATTTTTACTTGCAACTCCGCTATTGACTCCTGATATTCCTAATTCACTTGAACCTAAATTAGTTTGCGAAATCCTCATTATACCGCTACGTACATTTTCTATTGTCACCTGATAACTTTTATTAGGTTCAACTCCATTTATTGTCCATTTTGCTGTTGATTCTTCTATGCTATCCGGATATTTATTTTTAGGTAAGGGTTTTACTACAAAATATGAAGGCTTTTTCCATACTTGGATATTTCCAGCATATACTTTTGTATATTCTTCGCCTTCGTAAATAAGTTTCTTTACATTTTTAAAATTACCTTCCATAAAAATCACCCCTTAATTAAGTAAAGTGTATTAGGGTCTTTTTGATATATATAGTTATATTCATTTTCTGTTCCTGTCCAAATTTTAACCGTCGGTTGAGATGCGCTTTTTAGTTGATATAAATTATCCGCTTGTTGTTTAGTAAAAGCTTGAGATGACAAAACATACCGCTCGTCATGATTATGATTTTTTGGAGCGTATAAATCATTTAGTGTTTGTTTGAATTCCTCAAAATCTTCTGCACTAACTTTTGAGCCAATCTGTTGCAATACACTTTCTGAAATAGAGTTGTTTTGTATTGCTTCTGCTAATTCTCTTAATGTGTTCATAGATTCAGGCGCGCTATCAACTAGTTCAGCAATTTTTGAATCCGTATACGTTTTAGAGTCGTTGAGAGTTGTATCTTGGATTTTTTTAACTTCTTGCAATTTATCTTCTAACCCTTCAACATTTGCGATATTGATTTTATCCAATAACTCAGGTTCTGCTTTGATATCTGTATCTTTACCGTCAATTTGCCACATTTTAGTGTCAGGATTGATTGATACTACAGTACCGTTTTTACCGGGTGCGCCTTGTTCTCCTTTTTTACCTGCTTCACCTTTTGCACCAGGTTGTCCCGGTTCGCCTTTATCACCTTTCGCACCTTTAAATCTACTTTCATTCTTTTCGATGTAAGAAATGACATCTTTATCTATTTTCTCTTTAAAGTCTTTGTTCAATAAATCTGTCGCGTTATCTTTTAAGATTCTCGTAATAGCATCATCTACCAATTTAACATCGATTTCTTTTGCTACAGCAGATTCAATGCCACTATCAACGATATTGAAAGAAAAGTTCGCGACATGTATTTTTTCTTCTTCTTTCTCTAAAAACAGCTTACAACGTACATAACCAGCGTGTTTGATAACCTTTTTAGGTATCTTGTAGGTAATGAACCCTTTTACAACATCGTCGATAATAAGGGGCTCATTTTTGAATATAGAGCCATCTTCCATAAACAAATGTAATCTAGGTGTTAAGCCATGTGCTTTTAGATCGATACGACCTTGTTTGTCATTGATACCTATTCTTATAGATGCTGTATTTTCATCTTCAGTGTAAAATCGACAGCCAATGTCACCTAAGTCAACACCATCATTTTTTATTCTCGTTTCAACATCTTTTATTTTGTACATTTATACACCTCTTTATTTATATTTATCTCTTATAAAGTAGATACCTTTTAAGCCGATTTTTTTATATAGCTTAGCGATTGTACTTGCTTGATGTTGGCACCACTCTATAGCAGTAGCATATTGATGTGTAGCTGGATTTTTAGGATTCCATCTAATTCGGTACAATGTGTTTTGCCCTTTGTTGATGTAATCCTTTCTTACGAAGCTAGCACCGCCCATGATTGCTTTTGCTGGAGATGTCCAACCTTTATTCCTTGCAAACGTCATTGCGTAGTTAGGATTGTTGTCGTAAGCGCCAATGCCGAAGTAGTTGTATACTCCATCTTTTCCGTTAGCGAAGTTACTTGTTCCATATCCACTTTCTAAGAAAGCGTGCGCGATTAAATAAATTTCATTAATGCTGTGCTTTTTACAAGCTTCTGCGAACGCTTTACCTTGATTATTCAATGTTCCCTTACCTTTAAGTATCTTATTAAGTGCGCTAACTGAAACACCTTGATACTTGCCTAAATTAAGCATTTGGTAGCACTGCGTGTTACTTTCCCATATTCGTTTAACATTCATTGCTGAACTCGTTTGTGCTCGTGTAGCGTTAGCCCAACCCCAAGCATTAGATTTTTTCGGGTTACCTCTTGCCATTTGTTTATCCAGTGCTTGTTTGAATGTATAAGGACTCGTTTCTGTTATGATCTGCGGTTGTTTAGATGCCGAACCATTGTTGGCTGTTGGTGACGAGTCTCTTACATTAGCTATATCAGCGTTTTTATTATCTACCATAACTTTTATTCTAGATTTTGTTACTGTTGGCTTAGTTATAGAATTTAATAATTTTTCTCTGTTTTTAAATATATTAAGTAATGCCTTTTCTAATGCTTCGTATTTATCTTTAGGAGGAACACCGTTGTCAATCATATTCCAATTAACATGTTCCAACATTGAACGCCAAATGCTGTCGTCTACTTTTAAATTTTCAATACTTAGAGGTATCTCATATTTGGCCATCATATCTACAGCTACAACCATTGCGTGAATCTCATTAAAAATAAATTCATTTTTACTCGCACTATAATCTTCACATACGTCTATAACTATATAATCAGGTTCATTAGGAACTTCAAATACAGCTCTTCTAGGTGCCCAAATATTATGTCTATCAACATAAAAGTGGGGATATTCTACATCCTGTTTGTATTTCTTCCTACTGTTATATAAACTTTCTACCGAGCTCATCGTTTGTGCGTTTCTAATCATTATTCCTTTAGGTTTTTCGAGTCGTCGATTACCTTCTACTATAAAGTGATAAATATATTCTGGATAATTAACCTCTTGGCTAGAAATAGTGTACTTTATAGTTGTTACATCTTTCCAAATTGGAACTTTTTTATTATTTTTTTCGTTATCATCACTATCATCTTCTGGTTTAGGTGCCGGTGTAGTTTTGTCTGGATGATATGGTGGTCTAACAAAATATTTAACCCCTCCACCTGGTCCATCATGATAAGAGTGTTTAATTTTATAAGGTGGACTTCCTGTTGCGTTATTTGTATACCAGTTTTGATCTACGCCATACCAATAGTCTTTTGTGCATGGTCCCACTACAATGTTTACATGTCCTGCCCAACCACCAGTCCAAACACCCCAGTCGCCTGGTTGTGGTACAAAATCTTTTGTATTTCTAATTATCTTGAAATCTCTACCTCTATAATTGGATTTTTGAGCCATAGCATCAGCATTTCCCCATGTTCTAAACCCCCAATATTTATCGAGTAAATAATTAGGTAAATCCCAGCATTGTGCTCCCATTCCAGAACCAGGTACATCAATAGCTATTTTGTTTTTAGCGATATATAACGCCCATTCAACCACTTCACTAGCTGTGGGCTTTCTATTTTTCGGATTAGGTAATCCCATGTATGCACCTCATTTCAATCAAAATAAAAAGCCAGTGCCGAAGCACTGACTCTTAACTGTTATTTACATTTACCAAACCAGAAGCACGCCCAGAAGCTATATCCTAAAATCCCTTTAAGCATGGTAATCACCTCCTTTAAATACCAAAAACAGTTCTTAGTAAAGCTATGACAATCGTACTGAAGATAGTCCCTATCAAACCTAGAATCCACATTTTTATGTCTCTAATATTCTTGGCATTCTTTTCTTTATTCTTTTCATCTTCTACCTTGTCGCGCTTTAATTCTTCAAAATTTCTATCTAATTTGTCATAAATCTTTTCTTGCGCTCTAAGACTATCTTCTATTCTGTCGAATTTTTCAAACATAGTCTTATCATTTTCTTCTAATCGCGTTAAACGCCAATCTTGTTCATGTCGTTTGGTAAATCCAAACATTATGCCACCCACTTTATTCAAATTAAAAAGCCACAAGCATTACACCTGTGACTTTTCATCTTTTGTTTCTGGATATTTTTCTCCAGTGATTAAAGCGTATTCTTCTTTATCGATTAAACCCTTGTCTACGTACCACTTAATTTGCTCGTTTTTATAGTAACCCCAAACATAAAAAGTTTTAATGTCTTTAAAAGTTGGATAAATCATCTTCATTATTTAAACGTCCCCCTCAGTACTTGTTTTGTTAGTTTTCAGTTCAGTCAACTGTTGTGTTAACATAGCGTTTTGTTGAGCTAATTCCATTGTTAATACGTTTACTTGTGCCACCTGCATTTGCATACTCGCAACCATTCCGCGAAGTTCCTCATCACTTAAATCTGACGCACTTTGTTGGTTTGATGCATTCGGTACGTCTTCTTTTTCGAAATTGCTATTGTATTTAATTTCGCCGTTAGTGAAAACAAACTTTCTAGGTTCGAACTCTTCTTTAAATTTAATAGGCACATTGTTATCATCTACATCTAAACTATTGCGTAAACCGCCAGTATTAACGAATCCGATAACTTCGTTTTTATCGTTTACTGTGATTTTCATTATTTCCACCCCATAATTTTAGTTATAGTAACTTTGTTGGCATTCGCTCCAGAACCTGATGTTTTACCTAAATCAAAGTACACATCGTTATCTATTCTTAAAGTAGTGCTACTTGTTTTGGATAGTAAGCACTCATAAATACCGCCACCGTTGCCGTCTGAGTCAACTACATTCGCTTTACTCAATTGAATCGCGTTAGGTAATGCGGTTAGTCCGAATCCCTCAATAACGCCACCTGGATAAGTTCCACTTACCAACAAAATAGAATAGTTTGTGTACGGTTCAGTTAGATTGATTGTTGTACCTACACCATTTGCGCCACCGTCGAACAATACCGTTGATTTATGTTCATTAGGAACTGTCCACTGTTGCTCAAGTCTGCCGTTTGTGATTGATCGTGTGTAAATCTTTTTAGAGTTATAAGGTGTGAAGTTAAATAGCTTGTTTGTATCATCTTTAACGAATACCGATAAATAACCCTCATAACTTTCAACGCTACCTGGTAAATCCGGCACTCTTGTTGCATAGTAATTACCAGCAGTTAAATATCCCAAATCGCCTTGCGCATTATTTAAGTTAACTTGAATTGATTGACCATTCGCCTCTGTCATCTTATGTTGTTGCCAGCTCGTTGTTCCGAATTTATCATCTACATACTGCTTAGCTTGATTTAAAGCGTTGTTAGACGTTTCTTCAACAAATTGCTTAGTTAAGTTTCCATCATTCTTTTTATAAAACGGGTACCATGTGCCGTAGATTTTGTATTTTGTGTACTCATCGTTTGAATCGTCTGGGTACCATGTTGCACGAGCAGTATTATTATCAACAACATAAACAACTAACACACCAGATTTGCTTGATGTATAAGTTGATTCATCGAACGAAGAACCGTCATCAACACCATCTTGTCCAGGCTTCTCTAACGTGCCTATATCCGTCTTTTCTGGCGCATCTGTTGCATTAGTAATATGAATAATCCTAGATGTGTTAACTGCGCTTAAAACGCTATCTATGGACTGCTCATACGATTCAATTGCTTTACCGTAATCATCTGTAAGTTTAGACTTTTGCCAATTCGTTGTTGAATTACCTTTAACAAGGTCAGCGCCATTGATTTGTTGTTCAACTTCGTTAACACGTTCAAAAATCGCTTGCTCTTTTTCAACTATTTTATCGAATTCAGCTGTAACAGCTTGTGTTGCACTAGTTTGCGTCGCAGTAATAGCTTGTATAGCTTCGTTTTGCTTGATTTCGATTTGTTGAATGCCTTTTGTCGCACTATCATTCACTTTTGCTATTAACGTTTGTGTATCAGCCATATTTTGCTTTAATTGGTTAAAATCTTTACCGACAGCTTCGATAGTATCTTGAATAGATTTGATATAAACAAGCTTTGTTATACCATCAAACCCACTAACTAAATCATTTTCAATATTGAAGCTAAATTGACGTTCAACAACAACATTATTACTCCCGTTTTGTGTAAAGAATGCCTGAGCATGCACCTTGCCTGAATGTTTTAAAAATTCATTCGGTATCACATACTGCAAACGCCCATTAATTGCGTCTACTATCGTTAATTCGTCTGAAATATAAGCGCCTCTATCTACGTTATAATCATCGGTTTTTAACACGATAGATGTTTTAACATGTTCAGAACTTATAGATAAGGGTCTGTTATTCTTAGTTACTGCAAAATTTAAAACACCAGTTCCTCTATCTGATTCATAGAAACTGATGTTTGTGTCAATAACCGGATTATATTGTGATGTTGTTTGTAACTCGATTAAGTTATCATCTTTCGAAAAATTATCTACTACCATTATTCAACCACCTTTCCTTCGAATAAACTCCATTTACCAACGCCACCAGTACCAAAGTTTCTAACTAAAAATTGATGTGCAGACGGGAAGTTATTACGTCTTAATACTTGTGTTGTATTACCTGGTGTATTCGATTTTACTTCTAATATCCAACCTGCAATACCTTTAAAGTCTTTAGGAAAATCAGTAAATCGGTTTGATTCTTCAGTAGTGATATAGAAATCTAAACCAACGATTTTTAAATCTGATAATTTTGTAATACTCTTAGGGATATGTTCCCAATAACCGGCGTTTTGCGGGCAGAAATTCCATGCTCCGTTGTTTTTCTTATTGAAAATGTCAATGACACGTTCGAATTTAAGCATATTTCTACCTGTGCTGTTTCTGGTAAGTACTTGTCTTAGAGCACCATTATAGTGTCCAGGCAGTACATCCAAGAACCACCCTGCATCTCTAAACGCTTTCGGTAACGGGAAATCTAATGCATTTTGTGTGTCTTGCGTATAGATATAGTAATGACCAACTTCCGTAATATCACTTAGATATGCTGGGTTCTGTATTGGTAACGGTTTAACACGTCCGCCTGAATCAGTCATTGATACTTGAGGTGCGATGTTTTTCAAGAATTGGTTTACACCTCTTTGACCGATAGAATAAATTGAATGATGTCTGTTGTTACCAGGTCCAATAGTTACCCCGATTAGAAGTGCTTTACGTCCTGTTTCTAGATCGTAATACATATCTAGACCCTCAGCCTCTTGGAAATCTCCTTTAAAGTTGTTATTCACACCGCCTATATCGATACGACGTTTAAATAACAATTCTTTCGTTTTGATATCGAAGCCTTGTAAGTAGTTAGGGTTGGCTGTATTCGAATCACCTGTATACCAATATAAGATACCTGCATCATAAGTGATACCTTGCATAGGTTGTGTATCTGAAGTGTATTCCATAGGTATATCCATTTGATACAATACTTTGTCTATACCTTTATCAATATCGTCAGCACTTCTAACCTCAACAAAGTTCAACGAATTCTTAAGTTGTCTTTCAGTGGGTTTATATTCACGTCTAAAAATCATTAAATTTTCTACCGGATTATAAATCGCTGACGTATATCTGTCGTTAAATATATTCGGCATGACATCTTGCATTTCATTACCATAAGTTATTTCTCCAGTTCTATATTGGAAACGTACAAACTTGTTGTTTTTGTTACTGTCCAATACAGCTGAATAAATCCATAATTCTCCATCAATGTATCTATACGCATTGTGTGTACCGTGACCGCCGTTTTTAACAAGCAATCTATCAATAAATTGTCCGTTGGGCTTCAATCTAGATAACATGTAATGATTACCTGGACGAGCTTGCGTCATATAAATAATTTTCGTTCTAGGGTCTACCCAAAATGATTGCATTACTGCATTTGTATATGGCGATAAATCAGTGATAAATTCCGGTTCTTGCTCTTTTGGTTCGAATCGGTATTCTGTCGCTCGATATTCTTTATAGTGTTCATCTACAGCTTTCTCAACCTTTTTAGTGAAAACATCTAGTGTTGAATAATCATGATACAAACGATCTTGCAATGTCTTATGACCATAACCTGTATTATCAACGCGCGCGTCTTTTACTTCGTTGATACCGTCGCCGTTATGACCTAGTACCATGTTGCTAAATCGACCGTTTAAATATGTTAAAAAGTCAGAGACGTTACTTGTAACATTTAAATGTTCATACTTTATTTGTTCTCCATCATGTGCGAATACCTCTTTATTTCTGTGGTATTCAAGAGAGAAATTAAAATCCGTCAGCATGTCTGAAATAAGTTTAAAGTTATACTCATTTTCATCTACATATCTGTAGTCAAAGACTCTACTTAAATCTGTAATTAGTTTATTACTCATGTTTTCCTCCTTTACTATCCATAAAACTGATAATAATTTTTAATAAGCTCATACATAATAACTTCATGACCTCTTTCATTAGGATGTAATCCATCAGGCATGCTAGATTTTCTAAATGCTGGATTATATGGTTTGAAATAATCTGTGTGATAAGCATCATATACTGGTACATCCAATTCACTACAAGCCAATATCTGAGCATTGACATAATCCTCTAAAGTTAACCCTAGTTTGTTTTTGTCCGTATCTTTACGGCGTATCGTTGTACCACTCATAGGGCATTGCCTAGTAGCTGTCATTACAAGTATTTTTGAAGCTGGATTATTTTTCCTGATAACTTCAATTGCAGAACAAAAGGCGCCGTAAAACGTTTTAGTGTCGGTTTTATCAGTGCCTATCGGTACGCCTGCCCAATAACCATGTAACCAGTCATCATCTGTACCTTGTAATATGATTAGGTCTCCTGTTATTTGCTCTGCTTGTCTATAAATGCTGTTTTCTACCGCTTCTTTACCTATTGGAACTGTTGCCATTGTTGCGCCACCTCTTGCAAGGTTGGTCGTTTTAGCTTTTAACTTCTTGCCTAACATTTCTGTGAAATTAGTTTTCGCATGTGATCCTCTAGCTACAGAATCGCCAATCGTTCCAATTGTTTTTACATCTTTAATGTTTGATTTACCTATAAAATCATGAACGATAGTGCCGTCAGATGTAGTCACAGTTTTAGAGCTTACCTTCTGTTGTTTATCTTCAATCAAATCAGTTCTACTCATCAAATCGAGTGTTGATTTAGCTATTGACGCTACTTTAGACTTCAAGTTTTCTGCCGCTTTACTAGGATTAGAAAGGTTAACATCATTTAATCCAGAAACATAGTTAGCTGCAGTATTAACTTTTTTCATATATCGTTGTTCTCGATTAAACTCACCAAGCGTTACATCTTGCTTAACAATTACATTGTTTATACCCCTAATCGTTTTAACTTGTACTATACGGACTAAATCATTCAAACCTAGTTTGGTAGATTTTATTTGTACTATGTCTCCGGGTTGTGGGTCTGCTTCTGGATATGATTCTCTTAACACCAAAAAGTCCAAAGACAAAGATTGTTTTAACGACTTTTTCAATCTCGATTGTAATTCTTTATCCATAGTTTCTTGGTCAGTCACTTTACCATCTTTAAATGGTTCTGCGTGGATGTCGCCGTATATTTCAGCTAATGCACTTCTAGCTTCCATTACGAGCCCAGCGTGTTCGAATGTTTCTTCTCCTGAATAATTACCATATCCTCTAATGAAGGTGGCGAAATCACTTGCATCTTCCTCGAGTTTTATAGCGTTGGCGTTGACTTCGTCAGAAATAAAATAAGACGCTTTTTGATTTGCAAAAGGCGTCAATACAAACTTATATCTGTCTTTCTTTTTGTCATACGTTATTTTATATTCTAAACCGAAATGTTCTAATCCCTTTTTAAACATTTCTAACCTTGTGTCGCCTTCACCACCATTTTCAAACTTCGAAGACTTAACCTTACCTTCGACTTCAAAAAGCATTCCAGTACCTTGAAACACAATGTTAAAATATCTTTCTACTGTAAAAGATCCTGTTACATTAACATAAATCCTATCAATCATTAACTTGTCTATAGGAATCTCTCTAGCAGTACATTCAACCAGTTGTCTGTCACCTTCTGATTTCCTATCAATGACAGTTATTACATATTCTTTCTTGTCGTTTTCACCTTCGACATGACTAACAATCCATCTTTTCCCTATAGCGTTAATAACTTCATAAGTATATTTATTTTCTAGAATATCAAAAGTTAATACACCGTCAGCATTAACTTTTTTTACTAAAGTTGTTTCTACTGGTACAGGTGCGCCATTACCTTTAGGTGGTTTAATAGTTATTGTCATTCTGACACCTACTTATAATAAAATTTCAAATCAAACTGAACTTTTTGAACCGTTTGATTAAACTCAAATTTATTAGCTCCGTATTTAAATTTTGGTTGGGCTATGTTCGTTTCAGTGCTTATTTCGACACCGTTTTTATAAACTCGGAAGCTATCATAAACAATTCTGTCTCCAGCTTTTAGTTTGATCCCTTCGATTTTCATTATTTCAGCATGCGTTAAATTCCATACAAACGATTCTGTATCTTCGCCTAAAATAATTGTTATCTTTTTATACATGTTGAATTGGTCGTTAGGAGCACTACCATGATAGTAAACTGTACCTTTGCTCAAATTTTCAAATGTATACTTTCTTTTGTCTCCGCCTGCATGCCAATCAATATTAAAATCAAACGACCATAATCCAACCTTTTTGTTTTCTTCTAACTCTAGGCTTGTTCCAATACTTTCACCGTATGGTAATTCTGTAGTTTCGAATTTTAGTTCAAAAGAAACTTTATTACCTTTTTGTTTAGGGTTTATAACTCCGTTAAAAATAACTTTATACTGTTTACCATTTACATAAATTTGTTGATCGTGTCTTGAATATTCGTAATCCGGGAAGTTGTTTTTATCTAATTTCACGTAATCATCAGAAGTTGGTTGAGTAAACCTGTAATTCAACTCTTCTTTTCTTCTGATTTCTCGCAAATACATAGGTTCTATGTCTGTCGTTAACCTATACAACATATCTCGCATATAAGCAATGTCTGAACGATTTTTAACTTTACAAAAACAAGGAACAACTATATCTCTACTGATATAATTGCTCCCCATTAATATACGACCGTTCATATTTTCTTTGTCTTGATACTTTGTGTTGATTTGCATGCTATCAATTACTATATCGTTAACGATAAACCCGTATTCACTTAATTTGATTACAGTACCATCTTTTTTTGTTAATTCTATGTCCATTTGTAACCTCCTTTATAAGTAATACTCAGAATTGCGTTTAGCATTTCTGCCGTTAACAATACTAGTAAGCGCATCGTTATTGACATCGAATTCAACTTTAACAGTTTTCATGTTCGGTGATGTTTCAATAGAATGTGTGTGTTGTACTTGCGCATTTATATTTCCACCTAAATTACTTAAGTTTCCTGTAATACTAGAAATGTCAGGTGCGTTTAATGTAGGTTGAAATGCATCAACTACTTTATCTGCAACATTAGAAACATTACGGATAACTTTACTTGAATGATTATCTATACCTTTAACGAAACCTAGCATTGAATACATACCAACATCCATGAATTCACGTGAAGGTGAGTGAATACCCAAAGCACTTTTAGCTGCATCTAAAGCTTTCTTAGCAACATTTTTAGCTGCATCTACTAATTGGCCAGCCATTTGTCCAATACCTCTAATTAAACCACGGATCATATCAGCACCTGCAGACACAAAATCTCCTATAAAGCTTTTTATTTTATTTACTGCATTTGTCATACCTTGACTAACTTTGTTTACAACATTAACGAATCCTTGAATAACTCTATTAACAAAGTTAATTAGCGTACTTGTTATAGTAGATACCCATTGCATACCTTTAGTGACAATGAAGTTCCAAGCTTGAGACATTTTGTCTGATATAGTTGATACAACTTGTGTGAATATGCTTACAACTTTATTCCAAATTGTCGTTAATATACTAGATAAGAAACTCCAAATCGTATTCCATATATTAGAAATAAAACTCCATGCCGCTTGTAATGCAGTAGATATAGCTGTAGTGATAGCGTTCCAAACCTTAGTTGCCACAGTAACTATAGTGTTCCACAACGTTTGTAAGAACGTCCAAATAGCGTTCCAAATTGTCATTGCGATAGTCATAATTGTGGTAAATACTGTAGTTATTACAGTGACTAACAAATTCCAAATCGTAGTAGCGATTGTAATTATCGTGTTCCAGATTGTACTTAAGAATGTCCAAATAGCTGTCCATATCGTCATAACTATTGTCATTATCGTCGTGAAAACAGTTGTGATGATTGTAACTAAAAGGTTCCATACCGTTGTTGCAATAGCGATAATTCCATTCCATAACCCTTGTAAATAAGCGACTATTTGATTCCAAACAATCATTATAAAATTGTATACATTAGTTACTGCTGTAGTGATAGCTTTTAAAATAGCATTCCATACAACCGAAGCTACAGTTTTCAACACATTCCAAACTGTAACCATAAACGTTTTTATCGCATTCCAAGCATTTATAATAAAGTTTCTGAATCCTTCATTTTTATTCCACAATAAAACGAATATAGCTATTAAAGCAGCGATTACACCAATTACTATTGTTATTGGACCACCTAAAATACCAAACACAGTTACTAGTCCTGTGATAGCATTTCTAATTAATCCAATCTTACCGAATAACAATTGGAATATAGCTGTAACTAATTTTATTGGACCTTTTAATGATGCCATTGCCTTACTTAATACTAAAGTTCCTGTTTTAGCCCAACCAAACTTAGTTACTAATGTGACTAATCTTGCTGCTAATGGCCCCAGAAAATCCATTACCGCTAATATTGGAGCAATTAAAAATCTAAATGCACCAACTAAAGTTATAATGACACCAACTAATTGTGCTGTAGCTGGATGCGCCTCAAACAAGTTAGCTATCCAACCAGTTATTGCTACTGCAACGCGTAATACTGCACTAGCTATAGGAGCCATCGCTGTTGCGAATGCAACTAATCCTCTTGCAATGTTCCCAATTAATTGCATTATTAGTGGTCCATTAGTTTGTATATAACTGACAAAGTCTTTAAACCCTTGAGATTGTCCTACTTGTTCAGACCATTCCCTAAACTTAGCTGTCATTTGTTCAAGAGATTGGAATATGCCAGTTGATGATCCACTGAATGCATTCATCAAATTGTTAATTCCAACGAAAACATTTTTAAAAATATTACCAATGATAGGTAAGTTTGTTTTTGTGTATTCAATAAAACGAGTTATCGAATTTTCTCCAGCTGCACTATTAGCCCAGTTAGAGAAAGATTGACCTAATCTATCCAACCAATCAGCCGACCATTGAAACAGTGGTGCTAATTGTGTGAATACATTGACTAATCCATCACCGAAACTGCCTGCAGCACTTAATAGCTTGTTAAATACCGAAACACCAGTTGTATTCATCATGTTGAAGAACCTTGATGCTACACCGCTATTTTGAGCCCATTTAAGTACACTTTGAGACGCATCTTCCATTCCTCTTGAAATACCACTAAAAAACGGTTGTAAGCTCTGCATTGCTGTTTTAACAGTATTTAAACCATTTGCAAGAGTTGTGAAGATAGCGGATTGATTTTGCTTTATAATATCAGTCCATGCTGACTTTACGCCACCTAAAGCTTTTTTGTATTCGTTTGTTGCTGAGCTAGCTTGTAAAGTGCCGTCACTAAGCATCTTTATAGCGCTGATAGCCATTGCGCCAAATGCTACAAAGCCAGCACCAGCTATTGCTACAGCACCACCTAAAGCAAGTACACCACCAGTTAACACTTTGATAGCGTTTAATAGCGCAAAAACTACAGGTACTACGCTCGCTATTACAGGTATTAAAATGCTAAAAGATGAAGTTAGTAATCCACCAACCATATTAGAACCTACAGTACCGAACACACGGAACATATTAGCTAAATTCCCCATTTGTCTTTGGAAATTGTCGTTTGCTTTTATTATGTAGGCATAAGCTTTCTTTAAACCGTTAGTATCGACATCTACCTTCGTTGTTTTTTTGTTTGGCAATGCGTCTAATGATTTTTTAAACGCATAAATAGTTGGTATAGAAAGTCCTGTATCTACATCTAGTCGAGATCTAGTTTTGTTTGGAATACTTTTAAGTTCTTCTTTAGTGCGTTTTATTTTAGAGTTAGCAACACCATTGTCCACGTCTATAATAGCTTTGGCTTTAGACCTATTTAATGCTTCAAGACTAGCTTTAGATACTTTTAACACTCGATTGAATTTACTGTTATCTGCATTGATGTCAATATTGACACGCTTCTTTTCTAGTTCGGATAACTTAGCTTCTGCTTCAGCGATATCTTTAGTCAATTTTTGTTTTTGTAATTTAATCTCTGGAGTAACTTCTTTAGAGTTTAGTTTGTCTAGTTCAAAATTCGATTCTAGTACCTTTTGTTGCAAGTCTTGTATACTAGCATCTAATTTAGCTTTTACTTTTTTGTTACTAAAGGCATCTAAAGACTTTTTAGCAACTTTGATAGTTTTTTGTAATTTTTTATCATCAGCATTTAATTCGACATCTTTAGTTTGATCTGCTACTCGTTTAAATCTTTGCACAGACTTAACCGCACTATCAATTTGCTTTTTGAATTTAGCTACACTTGCTTCAATAGTCGCTTTAATTTTATATTCCGTCACATTAACACCTCTCTTTCTATTGCTTATTAAATTCTGCTATAACTTTAAAGAATTCATTATTTTGTGGTTCGTATTCATCACGTTCGCTACTAAATCTTATATCTTTACCTTCGTTAAGCCGTTGGATATTTTCTTCATAAGGCAATACGTCGTTTGCATTGTTAAAAACATATTCCTCTTTAGGTTTATTTTCTGTCCCAACATTTTTAGTAGCTGCAGCATCACGAATAGCAAACGCAAGTTTGTAACGTTCGAATTCTTGGGTTAGCATTTCATACTCTTTCGCATACATTCGATAGTTATATTCTGTTAATGTCATTTGCTCAATAACGTTCAAATCTGTAATACCAAGTGTTGACATACAAGTTATAACGATTCTGTCGTAAGTTATTAGGCTTCCGCTGGTTTCTCTTCCGTTTCCACTACTTCGACTAGGTTTCGGGTCATAGGTCGCTTTCCCAACTCCGTTAAAATATCCGAACCGAATTCTTCTAGTCCGATATTTTCTGCGATTTCATCTAATGCTTCATCAATGTTATTAATAGTAATTGCTTGTTTTTTTAAGTGAGATGTAGCTGCGATTAAAACTTCGCCAATCACAACCGGATTTCCACTTTCTAAACCTACAGGCAACATTGATACACCTTGACCGATAGAAGCTTGTTCAACTTTCAAACCTAATCGGTTATCGATTTCTCTTAAAAATTTAAAACCAAAACTTAATTCTAATGACTTTCCGTTAATTTCTACATTCATAACTTAAAATCTCCATTCATAATTAATTTAAACAAAATAAAAAGGGCTTAACGCCCTATTTTTATACCTCTCTTGGTGCAACCGGTGGTGAATCTACTTTAGGTTGTGGAATTGCTGTTAAATCTTCGCCAGTTAATGCATCTGCTTTTGTAGTGTCGTGGAATCTGTATCCAGTCGCCTTAAGTTTCTTTGTTACAGCCTCAGGTAGTGTTGCAAATCCACGTTGGAAACGACCATTCACTCCATATTCATATTCATATTCATCAATACCGTTAGCTTCTGCTTTTAATTCAAATTTATTGTGGAAACCTTGGAAATATTTCGCTTTAAATTTAGTAGCATCTCCATTTTTGCCTGGTATTCTACTTTCAACTTCCCAAGCCTCATACAATACGCGATCTACAACTGCATCTTCAATTTCATCTGCAAAATCGTCACCATAAAACATTTTAGCAGTACCAGACATTGTTGATTCAACTGAACCACCAGTGTTATAAGACCCATCCATCGTATCCTCTGTATCTGTATCAGCTTCATGTGATAAGCCGTATTCAGTTAAAAAAAGCATTTTAGTAGCATCTACTTTTTCGCCAGCTTTTCTAAACAAAATAATACGGTCATTACTATTTTTCATATTCGCCATTCAATATTCCTCCGTTTTTTAAAATGTTTTGTAAGATATCGTTATTGATGTGTGTAGCAATTCTTGATTAGTAGTATCATCGACTAACTGTGCGATGTTAGTATCATCTTCTTCAAAGTCATAATCGTTTGTTTTAACGCTAGGTGTTAAATCATCAATACATCTTTTAACAAGTCCGTCATGATGTCCTAAATCATCACTTACACTCCAAATATCAATAACTAAATTCGTGTCACCAGAATAACTATCAAACGTGTATTTACTTCTGTTTGACTCCGGCATTTTTATTACAAAAAAAGGATACGGAATCTCTTGTTGCATCTCTTTATGAGAAATAACAGGGAATCCATATCCTTGTAGCGTTTCATACGCTTTATTATAAAGTTGTAAGTTCGGTGTCATGCTTTTATCTCCTATTCAAACAACGCTTTCAATTCTTCTACAGTTGATTTTCTTATTACCTCATATACTGGCCACATAAAAGGTTCTGCCTCCATGTATCGAGTACCAAACTCTAAGAAACCACTATAAGCTGCATGCGATGTGATAGTGTATTGCAAATCGCCAGTTTTTTTATATCTGATATTGCGTGATAAATTACCAGTCCAATAACCCTTATTCATTACTTCTCTAGCTTTCAATTTAGCTCGTACTACATATTCTTTGGCTTTTTCTTGTAAAGTATCATCTACATCATCATCGATGTTGTTTTTCATATCGTGAAATTGGTTTAACAGTGCGTCTAATCCGTCTATATTCATCAATTGACCTCTTCGATATAATATGACGTTTCGTGTCTGTATGTCTTTGTATCAATTATCTTGTAGCGAATACCATTAATTAACACGTGGCTAACAGGGTAAGATATTGATTCTTTTATCCTCAGGACACTTACATCGTTTTTTACATCGCCGAATTCAAGTTGCTTTCTTGCTCTAGAAATAGGATTAATATTGCATGGTATAACATCGTAAGTGATTAGCGTGTTTTCTTTTTTGCTAGTTTTAGGATTGTAAGTTGCTACTTGTTCTAATTGAAAAACAGCTCTATCTTCATATCTCAAAAGAATACAGCCCTTCCTTTTTTAGTTCTCGTTCTAGCATTAAAGTAATTATCAATAATAGCTTCATACTCCTTGAAATCATTCAATTCATACGCATTGCTACGTCCGTCAACCGCTTCTGACGTCATACCTTCAGCACCAATCCTGTTGTAGCGCTTAACTGCAACTTCTTTAATCATGTAATTAAACCTTTCCGGTATTTGTTCAACCTCAATAGGTAACATTGATAACAACTGGCTTTCACAACTTTTTATGATTTCCTCTAATTGTTCATCTTGCTTTTCATCTTTAAGACCAATACGTTTTTTTACATCAGCTAGCGTAGTCATATAACCACCTACTCTAGTGACTCAAAAGCGTTGATAATTTCAGCTTTTGTTTGTTTTTCATCAACTTGTAAACCAGCAACACTTGCTATTTCAACAAGTTCTTTTTTGGTTAATTTGTCATTTACAATGTAAATCATTTGTTCGTTGCGTTTATTTTCAACACTAGCTAAAGCTTTGATACGTTCATCTGTAGGATCATAACCTTTGCGAGGGTAGACATGCCCTTTCATATAGACATGTCTGTTATCTTCTAAGTCTGTAAAATCTACTTTAACAATTCCAATGATTTCGGGCATGTTACCACTCCTAATTATTTATTAAACTTCTCGTGGAGCTGAATCTGTTTTTTTGTCAGCAGGAACTAACTTAGCAAACGCTTTATCATCAGCGATATGCAATGCTACATGCATAGTTGCACGTAATGCCACCATATCTTGCTCGAATAAGTTTACAGGTGTACCATCTTCGTTTTTAACTGTAGATAATTGTGCTGTTTCATCGATTTTGTACTCAATTAATTGAGGGATACCGTAAATCAACTTATCGAAGTCACCAGTGATTAATTCACCACGTTTTAAGTTACTTGATTTAAGATTAACTACAGGTAGACCGTCTAACGTATCACTGTTACGGTCATAAATACGTTCTTTTGTTTCAGGATCTACAATTTTACGTAACAAGCTTCTGTTTTGTGTTTTTGAGATAAACGCATTTGCTTCTAATTCTTCATCTTCAAGTAATGCCTCTAAATCAATAATGTTATCTTGTGTGAAGTCACCTTTAATAACCTTATTAGTTTTTTCAATTGATTGTGCAATTGATTTACCGAATGGATTGTTACCTTGATTCAAAATACCTGCCTCGTCAAACTTTTTATAGAAAGCTTCAGCAATCATAGGTTTCATTTCTTCAAAGAACTGTGAGTAAGTGTAATTTAAAAATTCTTTTGTTACAGGTAAGATAACCCCTAATTTAAACGCTCTCATAGTAGCGTTAACCCATGTAGCTTTAGATGTTTCGATTTTTTGACCTTCACCTACCCAGTAAGCACCTGGTTTATCAGCCCAAAAAGTAAACTTCTTCTCAGTACCTTCCATTGGTTCGTACTTACCTAATTGCATAATTTTAGAGTTTTCCATAACCTCTTGTAAGATGGGCGTTGTGAATTCATTCATCAACGTGCCATCTTTCTTTTCGTGCATCATTACATTATCAGGGTTAAATACTTGCGGTTTAACATTGTTACTCGCAAAATGTTGCAAATTTAATTTTAATTTTTGTGTTTGTTCCATTTAAATGCCTCCGTTAATTTTTAATAATTCTTTTTTGTCTAGCTATTTCAGCTAAGTTTTGCGGTTTATTTTTAGTCGAGTGATTAAATGAATCTCCACCAGTCAATGGCGATTGTCTAGCGTTAACCTTAACCGCTTCATTAACCGCTTTTTTTACTGCATTAGAAAAAGCTTCAACATTCAATTTAGTTTGTTCAGCAATATCTGTTACAACTAAATTAACAACCTCATCTGATGAATCAACTTCTGCTTCACTTAACATTTTTCGTGCTTCTGAACGCATTTCATTTAATTGTTTTTCTGAACGTAGTTGTTCCAACTCTTTTTCCATTTGTTCGCGTTCATATTCAGCGATTTGATCTTTGTTCATTTTTGCTAATCGTTTAGCTTCATCAACAGCTTCTTGTTTCTCTTTTTCTTTCTGCTTCATACGACGACTTAATTCTTCTTTAAGACGCTTGTTATATTCTTCTTGTAGTCTTTTTTCAATTTCTTCTTCTGAATTAGTCTTTTTGTCTTGTTTGTCTTTGCCTTCATCATCGTTGTTATCTTTTGATTTTCCATTATCTCCATCTGATTCTTCAGCAAAAAACTGTAATTTGAGTTTTAACTTCTCTTGGATATCCATAGTTTTTACACCTCATTTATTTACTCTTGATTAGTTTTAAGCCATACATGGTTCGGGCTGTAACGCTTGCACCTTTTATTGTCATAAGCATGGTTTGGACATAAAAAATAGCCAACACAATTAAGTGCTAGCTATTAAAAGAGAGGTTCATTATATTTCGATTTTTCTTTATCGGCTAATACTGCCGACCTTACACTGTCTAAGTTTGCATCAATAATAACTGTTTCGTTTCGCTTTTGTAACTCTTTACGTATACCTTTTAATTCTCTTGCTATGTCTCTAAGGTATTTGTCAGTATTACTCATATTAGTATCCTCCAAACATTTAATTTACTGTCATACAAAACTAACTTGCCTTTAAAAAACTTTACTTTTAAATCAATCACCGCTTTTCACTTTCCCTCCGAAGTATTTTGTTTTTCGTTTCTTGCTTGGTTTTTTCGGCCACATAGATTTAGGTAGTAAAGCGCAATCTGAACGACAATTGATATGCATAGGATAGAAATTAACACCAATTTTAGCGTCTTTAACTTTGAATATTTCTCCATTAAGCCCTTTGCATACTTTAGTTGTTCTATTATCGATTTTTGCAATATACATATAATATCCTTCCGGTGAAATTTCTTTCATGCTGTCAATGCTTGATTGTGCGTGAACACGTGCCGATTCCGTATAAAGCAATGATTTAATTGCTGCGGTCTTTTGTCGTGCTGTGCCTTCGAATTTATTTAAGTGCTTGCGCATATCTTTAACATATTCATTAGGATGTCGACCTCTAATAACTACATTAGCAATTATTTCTTCTACTTCTTGTTTCATTGCTTCGGTATTAGTCCATAATCGCTCTGACCAAACGACACCATGAAATTGTGTATCAACGATTGTATCTATAACTTCTTTAGCTACTTGTACACCTTCACCTAAAATACCCGCTTGATCACTGAACACACGATAAGCTGTTGATTCGAAATATTCCCTCATCGATAATTCTGTTTGAGCTGTTGCATAAGCAATTAAGAATTCTATTTGAATCTTTAACATCTGTTCTCTAGATACATACATCTTAGTGTTATACTTCTTTAATTCTTCATTTGCTCTATCGCTAAAGTCCTTGTTTTCGACCAATCTTTTTGCTTCTTCTTGAAACGCTTTTACATCGAACTCATCAATAATCTTTTGTGCTTCTTGTAATGTAACGCCTGCAAAATCTCCGTACTTAACAATAAACGCATTGATCTCTTTTTCAATGCGCTTAATCATCATATTCAATATACGTTCTATTTCTTCAGCTTTAGTTTTATCACGCTTCAACTCATTCTCGATTGCTTTGCGTCCGCGTTCTTCCCAATATTCTTGAGTGTTTTTGTTAGGCAATTACAATCATTCCTTTTTATCAACAGTATCTTTTGTATCATCATCTTGTTCGTCATCATTGATGTCTCTAGGGTCTTTATAAATGCCTTTTTGAGCTTTTTTAATAGATTCTTTCTCATCTTCTTCTATTTTCTTGACTTCTAATTCAGGGTCTTGGAAGAACGAGAATAGAGACATTAAAGTTGTTTGGCTAATCTTCCCGCCAGAATCAATATAAGCTTTTAATTCTTCAATCAATGATTTAGGTAAGTTTCTGTTGTATACGTATCTAACAGTATTGAAATCTTTGTTAGCGTCAATCGACCGTGTATTTTTAAGTATTGTCTCTAACAACTTAGCACGACGTCTTAACCCTTTAGTAAACAATCCTTCTTTAGTTTTAGTACGTTGTTCCAATCCAAATAATTTGTATTTCATTGCCTCGCCCGATTGAGTGCCACTAAAGTTATCATCTTTCATGTTAGGCGTGTTGGTAAACATGTGTATATCACTGTTCAAACGGTCTTTATAAGCTTCGGTACCTTGTACATCGTATTGCTTATAAATATAACCACCGTCAACTGAACCTTCTGTTTCTCTACCTTCGCTATCAGCATAAACAGTCGGTTCTAAAAACAACACGTTAGCTTCCTTTTGTTTTCTAACTTCTACAGGATCTAAATTTAAATTACCTTTAATAAGTAACATAGCGTCATTTAAATCACTCATATAGTTAGCAGTATCTGATTCAGCATTATCATACAAATCAATTAAAGTGATTACTTTCTCGTAATCCCCTTTTCTTCTTTCGTTATTGCTAAATTCTGTAATAGGCATACGTTCGAAAGAGTGTGATTCAAAAACGTTTTCACGTGGTGTGAGCTTCAATCCATTTGTTCTACTGGTAAGATATCTATAAACACCGTGAGAAGTAAATAAATCAACTGTAAACACTTCATCTTCGTCAGTCTTGTCTATTGGTTTAGTTCTTAAATATCTAACGCCTACGATACTATTACGTTCAATTGTATTGTCGTATATGACAAAAGTACTCATTGCATCACTCTTGTATAAACGCGTTTCATCATCTTGGTTTCTAATCATTAATTCATAAGCTTTACCATAAATTGACAAATCTAATCCTAAAGATCTATTGTGCGACTCAACATCATTCAAATCATTGAACGCCTCAATAGCTTCTAATACATCTTTGTCATCATCTTGATATTGAATTGGATTACCTAAGAAATAACCGTTAATAAAATCACTAATATAAGATGCGTAATCATGCGCTACACGGTTATCTGCCATGTACTCTTCTTTGCGTCGTGTTAACTCAACCAGATTCTTAGTTTTACCTTCGTAGTAATCACTCAACACTTTTAATCTAGGTCGTTGGTAATCCATGTGATGTTCAATGTATTTACTTACTTCATTAACGTTTTGTAATAAATCGGATTCCGTCCCGTCATATGTGTAAACAACATTGGCTTCATCATTAAATAAGTAATTTATGTTTCCCCGTAGATCTGTATCTGTTTCAAATTCGTTTACTTTTAACATTTGTTCCCTCCTATAATCCTAGAGATTTTATTGTGTCAACTTTCGAACTGACATTTGTGCGTTTTCTAACCGGTCTGTAGAATCGTTCCACTGAATAACGCAACGAATCGATACAATGATTGTATGTATCTACTGGTTCATTGGTATATTCACCTGTATCTTTGTCCTTTTGCCATGTGTAGTTGTCAAACTCTTCAATAGTCTTGAAACAACGTTCATCAACAATGATTTCAAATTGCATTAAGAATTGTAACCCTTGTACAACCGAGCCCTTCCCTTTTTGGTTGGTAAAATCCTTTTAAGCCCTAGATTCCTTAATTCAGCTATACTTTTTTGTTCTGCACTATCTGCTGTAATTTCTTCTTTAGCATAACCAAGTTGCTTTATGACATTAGCTATTTCATCATTCAGCATACCTTGTTTAACATACTCTTCAATGATGTATAACTTCTTTTTCTTTACATCTATTTTAGAATGTATAAAAGCACTAGGATCATTAACGTATCCAAAGTCCAATCCAAAATAAGAAGGTAAATGTCTTAACTCATCTTTATTTATTAAACGTTTTTCATACTTAGGGAAAACCAATTTGTCTAGTGTAGCAAATTCACCTAACGCATAAATTTTGTAATATGCTGGATTACGATTTGCTAACAACTCTAAGTTTTGTCGTGTCATTTCATCAAGAAACTTATTATCTCGATAACTAGATTGTCTAATCATGACATTTTCCATTGGTTCACCATGTTCAAAGAAATACTTATAAACCCAATTCAGTTTAGATACTGGGTTAAACATCAAAAATATTTGCTTATTCACGTGTTTACGCTCCCTCAAACGCAACGTTAATTGCGTGTAATCATTTAGTGTGAATTCAGACGCTTCTTCCATGACTATGTCTGATATGCCTTTTATCGACTTTATTTTCTCTGGGTTATCTAATCCTTTAAACAAAAAAACTGCGCCGTTTGGCAATTCAACTTTGTTATCAGTCTTATTCCAAAGGCACATGTCCCAAATACCGAAGTTTATCAAACAATCTTTAACATCTTCGAACAAACTATCTTTAATTGTTGATTGTACTTTTCTAAGCCACAGTATACGCCTAGGATATTTCCAATCTTGCAATGCTTTGAGTACAACTTTTTGTATAACGCCGTGAGACTTACCGCTCGAACCTCCACCGTAATGTACTTCAGTGAAGTTATCGTAATTGGTTAGTATTTCGAATATGTTTCTATTGAAAACATTAGACGGTTTGTTAAAGTTTAATTTAACTTTCGTCATCGTACTCACCAATATTAATCTCAATATTCTTCTGAGTAATTTCTTTTTTATCGATATACGCACCATGTACTTTTAGTATGTGGTCAATAGATCTCTGACGCTCTTCAAAAGTTGGTGTGATTGTGTAAGTAACCTCTTTTTCCACTTCATCGTTTAAATGGTCATATTTCTTACTGTAAGCCTCTTGAGGTTCTCCTCTAGCAATAGAAGCAGATAACGCTAAAGCTTCTGTAATACTCATTAAACGCTCTTCTTGTATCTGTTCTAATCGTTCTTTAATATATTCCGAAACATTAACATTTCTTAACAATCGACTTGCTAAAGACTCTGCTGTTTTCTTACTATAACCTGCTGTAATTGCTGCTTTTTTACCATTACATCCATTCATTATATATTCATCTGCGAATCTCTTTTGTTTTTCGTTCATTTCATTTACCACCAACTCTCGCGCTATACGCTTTTTAAAATTAAAAAAGGATTGGCTATAATCAGCCAACCCACATAGATCCTTTATTCCTAATTGCGATAAGGGAAACGCAGTACGATAGTCAATATCCTACACTATCATAATATCTCATTTAAGGTATCAAAAACTGCCACTTTACTGCCAATTTCAGTCTTCCCCTAACTCTTCCGCCAATCTAGATATGATTTTTCTTTTGATTCTATGAGCAGTTCTATCAGAAATGTGTATGTCAACACAAACTTTCACTAATTCCTTTTTATTAAAATAATACTCTTGAATGAATTCGCGTTCTTTCCTGCTTGATGTGTTGATTATACGTTCAATAGCGCTCTTAAACTCAAGGATTTTACCTCTTCGTATACTACAAAGATAATTAGTTACTGCCATTTCTGTTTTCGATGTATTAGACGGTACAAACTCCCCGCCTATATTTGTATCTGTTGGAATCCACGGTGTCATTATTTCACTTCTTAAATCTTCAAGTTGTTTATGATAATTAGGATAATCACACAACTCATCTTCTAACTTTCGAACTGTTGATAATTTTAATCCGTATTTCTTTTTAGTCATGAATACCCTCCGTACAAATATGTTTAATCTTCAAAGTGTCTCAATCTACTTCTTAATATCTCTATCTCTCGCTCTTTAACTTTTACATCACCTTTTAACTGTTCCGCTTGTAACATCACACCAAACAATAAGATGACTAGTAATATAATTGCTATGATTAACCACATCATCTACTCCGACACCTCCGCCCTCATCAAATCAGACTGATCACTCAACTTTGCGAAGTCACTCGGCGCCTCTACATCATCATTAGCCGTCATCATAATATATACTTGCTCCGTTACATACTTACCTAGCTCATACATTGCTAGTAAGAATATTAGTCTTAATATTTGTTTAATCATCATTGTCATCTCCTGTATCAATCAAAAAAAGTACCTGTCTCAACATACTCTTTAACTGTTGTTCATTTAGACTGGCTAACATAGGGCTGTAAAATTCACTATCTTCATCTTTAACAGTTTTAATAAAACAGCCTTCAATCTCAGCTTTTTCTTCTGGCGTTCCATTTTTATACGTCTTAAATACCTCGGTGTGCTTTTCTGGTAATTTCATTTTAGGTGTATTAAACATTATTATCTCCCCTCTTTAATGATTTTATTTCTTTTCGAACAAAGAACCTAATACTTCTTCACTAGGTCTTTCGAATAAGGTCACTTTAGAATTATTAGTGTAGTAAACAATAGGTGTATTTTGTGACTCATATTTCTCTTTCGCTTCTTCTTTACTCTCTGCCTCAACAACTGTAAACCTTTGATTGCTTTTAGCTCGAGTTATGTGTGTATGTTTACGTCCTGTTGAATCTTTGAATGTTGTGACTAAGTATTGTGTCACTTCCCCAAAACCTCCTTGACCCGATCTAATATGTCTTTACACGTATCCTTTTCCTGCGTCTGCTGTTCCATCTTGTCTTTCATGATTCCTTTTCATTTTCTTTTTGTATGCGTCAATGAGTTGGTTGATTGAATATAAGTTGTAAGCTATGTCTATCGCTATAACAATTGCCAATTGGTCGGGATAAAATTCTTTAAATATTATCTGTGGTGTACTAACAACGGCATCTTGAGCAAATTCTTTATCTTTAAAATTAAACATGTTGTGAAATTCTTTATTTTTAAAACTTGATTCAATCGCTTCTTTTATCTCTTCTGATGACACTCCTACTTGATTCGCAATACTCAATCCAAACGCCAACATGTCCGCTAATTCATCTAACTGAACATCTAACGGCTTACCTGGTTTCTTCTTCCAGTTCTTAAACGTTTCCAATGTATTAAACCATTCAAAGAATTCAACTACATATGCTATTTTGCTATCTCGTAAGTTCAGCGTTGGTATTCTATCGTCGAACTCCTTTTGTATTTGTAATAACTCTTGTAACTGATCAATTGTTAATGTATTAGTCATTTTCCTGATCCTCCTCATATTTATAGACCACTTGCCCCGTCATAATCCCTACTGCTTCATCAAGACCAACATCTTCTTTGAGTGCATCTTGCATAGCATTAGGTAAACCTTCAAGTATTTCATCAAACGCTTGTGCTTTCTTATACACGTCTTCAATCTCTTTTAGTAATCCCTCTGTGTCATTGCCGTTATACGCACTAGCACTGATAATTGATTGTTCAATTTGTTCGCGGTTATTCATCATTTCCATCTCCTCTAAAATAAAGTTAGTTGCTTCTGTTCCTCGTATTCCAAACCATGTTGCTTTATATATATTTCGAGCTCTTCAGCAGTATCAAATGTCTTTTTAACGCTTTGCCAACCTGGCACGATATGCCCATGAAAGTAATACGTGCCATTTACTACATGAGTATGTGCCACTCGTTCGTTATCCTGATACAGATATCTTTTAGAGCCGAAAAATTGGTTTAAGTATTCTTTACATGCGCTATCGGTTTTAGGCATTTATACTTCCTGCCACTTCTTGAACATTTGGTTATAAGTATTATCAAACCAGTACGGATCACGTGAATGTTTCTCAGGTACATTAAACAAATGTGGCTTCTTCTTACGTAATTCAGCCTCTTTACGTCGTTGTCTAGCTATTTCACGTTCTCTAGCCTCTCGTTGCATAATTCTGGATAACACAATTTCTTTATACTCAGCTAAGCGCATGCCATAAGGTGCGTTTAAGGCTTCTAACAACGCCCAGCCACCTCGTACTCTTTTTGCAACCATTCCTGGAGTTAAACCATTCTTTTTTATCAATTCATTTTCATGTTCGATAAATTTATACGGTTTACCGTTAATCTTTACGATACTCATTTATTCCACCTCTATACATTTACTTTTTTAATCCAATCCTCTAATTTGTGCGTGTTGTGATTTCTAGTAAATAGTTCACTTACATTAACACCTAGAGCATCTGCCAATTTATCTAATACATTTAAGTTAACCATCTCAGCTTTTCCGTTTTTATATCCACTAATAGTTGATCTTGATACGCCAGTTTCATTGTGCAAATCTTGGACACTTACGTTATCTCTAGCCATGATTACCCTTAAATTAGTTGCGAATACTTCGTTCAACTTCATTTATTCCACCTCTATATATGCATGTCTTATTGTTATGTTGTCATACTTTAGTAATTCGTCCGGATTGTCATCTAAGCGCTTTGCCAGCGTATCTTTTTCTTTATCCACATCATCGTAATGCTGATATTCAACTTCTGTAGGTATTCTTATATCAATCGTTGCGTTTATATATGCTTGTTGTTGCATTAGATCACTTCATTTCTCTTTTTCTTTTACGTCTGACTTTCACTAAGTCCTCATATACCATCCATTCTTGACCTGTGTATTTAGGCGCTTTACATATCCACGTTAAATTCACATCTCTATACTGATATCTGAATATCTTCGCTTTGATGTTGGCAACTTCAGTCGCCTTACCTTTAACGTCTATAACTTCAACCAGTTTCCCTTCCTTCCACAAAGAGAAATCGGCTATATACGTAATCGGTCTTTGTTTCCCGAATTTAGGTTGTAATTCAAATTTCGGTTGTATTTCTATATGATCATAATTAGTGTCACTCATATTACTTTCTAAATATTGGTAATATTCACACTCTACTTTGCTATCAAATACAATTCCTTTGTACTCAACTTTCTTAGCGTTGTATTTACTCATTGTGCCACCTCTAAATATCAAATATCGTTGCTTGTAATCCTAGTTCTTGCTCATATAAAAGCCCGTGAGCGCCTTTGAAGCGTTTCAGGTCACTATCAGTCATAATTTTCTTTTCGTCGCTGAAATGGGCTCCTGTGAGCGAATAAACTTCATTTACGTTGTCTTTATACTTGATGACCTTAATATCTTCCGTGCCATCTTCTCGGTATAAGTAATATTTTTCTTTCGGCATTTTTAACACTCCTTAATATTCGACGATTGCGGGTCTTTCTTCTTTTTCTTTCAACTTATCATCAATAAGTTTTTTAAGTTTCTCTTGGTCTCCGTTTGCAAAATCAATCATCTTTTGAGCATATACATCTCTACAATGTAATATTTCTTTTATATTTTGTTTTGTGATTACCACGCATCTCGCTCCCTGAAATCGTCTCCGATTACTCTTACTTTTCTTGCATTGTGTTTCATTCTTGAATTGATACGTTGCCAGTTCATATTTTGATTTAGTTCTTTATCACTAAAGTTAGTTGTAAAGATGTTGTTTTTACCTACTCTGTTATCAACAATGCTGAAAAGTTTATTTATAGTGTGTTCTGTGTTTTCTACACCCATATCATCTAGTACAAGTAAATCAATCTCACTAAGTAATTTGACTAGTTCGTCTGTAGTCTCTACTGCATTTTTGTTGTATGTCGCTTTGATACGATCCATCAACATTGGTATATGCATAAAAGCAACCGTATGCCCTTTAGCTTTGACTGCTTTTGCGATAGCGTATGCTAGGTGGCTTTTACCAGTTCCATATGAACCTTGCAATATTAATGATTTTGGTTCTTTTGTAGAGAAGCCTTGTACGTACTCTATTGCTGTTTGTTTAGCGTGTACTTGTTTTTCATTTTGTGGCTTGTAGTTTTTGACTGTTGCATCTCTTAAAGACGGATTAACGTTTGATTGATTGAATATGTTGTTTATCTTCCGTTGCTTGTTTCGCTTATATTCCTCATAGATTTCACATTTGCAACCGTCTTTATACTCGTAACCATTCGGGTGTTTTTTAGTAGGAACAAACTTATATAAGTCGTATTCACTTCCACATCTCTCACATTTCAATCCTTTTTCGACATGAGTAGGTTGATATTTTTTCAAGCTTTCGTTTATCTTTTCGCTGAATAGTGGTTTCATAATATCCCCCTAATCCCAATAACTTTCGTCGTACTTCATGCGTTCCAATTGATTCGTGCCAGTTGGTTGTATTTTTTGATTGAGGTACCCCTCAAATTTACTGCCAAAAAGTGTTTCTGGTCTAAGGTATTTATCGCTATCCGTGTTTAACCACTCAGCTGTTTTGATATCAATCACCTTTTTAAAATCCTCCAACCTAAAATCTTGATTCCATCTTGCTTTAATAAAATCTTTTGATTTAGCTGTATTGTGTTTAAAATGCTTTCCTGTTTTTTTGTTTAAGTATTCGATAATTTCTTTATAGGGAATGGAATACACAGTCGGGTTTCCCGACAATATACTTCCATCATTATTAGTATTGTTATTATTAGTTAAATCATTATTAGTACTATTATTATTAGTAGTACGCCCTTTTCGGTTTTCCGGTTTTCCGTTTTCCGAAAACCCGTTTGCCGATAATCCGTTTTCCGAAAATGGCATTTCGGTTGGTTTTTCGTAAACTAAGTATTCAAAACCTTTAAACACACCGTTTTCAGCTCTTTTTTGTATTCTGTGAACATATTTATTATCCATAAGTTCTTGAACGCCACTATTGATTGATTTTTGTCCATCATTCATATGTTTAACTACTTCTGACGTGTATATTTGCCAATTGTCAGGACGACTCAGGAAATACAATAATATCCCTTTAGCTTTAGCACTTAAATTACTATCGAACACAAAAGATTTATGCACAGTTACAAAATCGCCACTTTCTTTTATCGTTCTAAATGTTGCCATTTTTTTATCTCCTTTCTGGTATAATTTTGTTATCGCTACTGCGTTAGATTGGGGGTGAATAAAATATGGAAAAACCTTATATGTTAACATATGATTTAAACTCACCCGGACAAAAATATGAGGAATTGAGAAATGTTATAAAAAAGGAAATTTCTAATGGTCATTGCAATTATTGGAAATCTTCATTTTTATTCCGTTCTTCTTTATCAACTTCAGAAATGATAGAAAAGTTGAAACCTTATCTCGATTCTGGAGATAAGCTGTTTGTTACAGAAATAGTCAATAACAAACAAGGGTGGTTAACAAAAGAACAATGGGATTTTATCAACCATAATATTTTTATTTAGGTTCTTTTATTGAATCTTTTGTTATATCAGGAAAACCTTTAGAATCCTCAGGGGTAAATTTTTTAATTTTTTTAGCGCTTCTAATCTCTTCCGCCAAGATGACGATTAGGAGTGCTATTTTTATTATTCTTAGTCTATTCATTCCTTTTTCTCTCCTTTCAGCATTTTATTGAGCCTCTCATCAACTTTTATCCACGAGTCATGCAAGTGATATTTATCATCAAACGACTTAACGCCAATCGCATGTTGCTGGTTATGATGTTCGCGACATAACGCTAATACATGTTTGTTGTAGTGATTCATTTTGTTTCTGTTCATTCCTCTGCCGACTGCTTCATAATGCGCTAGGTCTGCGTGAGGCTTTCCACAAATTATACAGTTGCGGTTGATTGTAGCCCAATACAATAGTGCTTTATCTTCACTTAACAACTTGCTTGTTTCTATGCTCATAGGTATTTGATGATGAAACATAAACGCTATAATCAGTTCTATTAACTCCCTTGCAACTTTCATAGAACAGTCGCGCAGACTGATTTCTTCATAACCTTTCATAATTTCCAATTCTGTTTGTAATAATTTTCTAGTTGATTCCACCGGTTCTCCCCAGTGAAGTTCTATATCTCTACACATTGCGAATATTTTTTTGCGTTGTTCTATAGATAGTTTTTTATTATCCGGAACCTCTACTTCTGCTTTTAGTGGATATCCGTTTTCTAGTAAGTCAATGTGACTTTGTTCAAGTTCAACACCAGTAGCAACGACGGAATAAGTACCGTCATTGTCTTTCTGGTATCTTGTAATGTATTGCATTTAAACCACGTCCTAGAACGGTAAATCATCATCATTGATTTCTATTGGACCATTAGCATTAGCGAATGGGTTTGATTGTTGACTCATTGGCGTCTGTTTCCCATTTGCTTGCTGTTCTTTTTGTTTCATCTCATCAGTTTTAGGTTCTGGTTTATTAACTACTTCATCGTCTTTATTCCAAACTTTTACATATGAGAGTCTTACAAAATACTTGCCTTGTTCCTCGTTAAATTTATTTTTAAGTACAATAGTTCCGATTTTGTTAATTAATTGATCTGTGTCAAAAGTTAAATCTGGTAAGTTCAATTTAATTCCTAATCTACTAAGTAACTCGATATATTGTTTTTCTTGATAATCTTGTTGGAATGGTGGGACGAATTGGTTGTGTTTGTATTGTTTACCTTCGTTGTTTTCAAAAACAATCGTGAAGTATCTGTTTTCTCTGTCGTTAAACTCGACATTTGCAACTTTTACTGTAAATTCTCCAGCTCCTAAAAAGTCCCCACCTTTCATGAATGCCTCTTGATTAGTTTCTTGAATGTATTGTGTTCTACCAGTGATTTTCATAATTTTTATACCGTCCTTTTTAGTTTTTTATTAATTTCCGTTTTGTGCCATATCTATAATTTTTGAAATTGAAGCATTTTTAATACCTGGATTATTGATTGTTATTTGCGGATTATGCCTAACTTTAGTTGTATATAAATTAGAAGGTTCTACAGAAAATACATAGTCGTGTGTCGCATTTCCGTTCTCATCTGTATGATCTTCTATAAATGTATGTCCTATAATGTCGAACTGAGTTACTAAGTTATTGTGTATTGCCGGTTGTACTTCAATTGATATTCTAGGGTTAATAATTTTTCCGTTCTCATCTTTATCTTCTGAGTTAAGCCCTTCATGTCCTGTAAGCACAACGTGAAATCCGAGCTTATCTTTAACCTTTAATAGGTGCCTAATCGAGTTAACAATTAATTTAGATGTTTCCCCATAATCTTGAATTCTTGCTTTTTTGACTTGGTGCGTGTTCATCACATGAGTCAGCGTTATATCTCTTAACTTTTGTGCTGTTTCAATTACAACCACATCAAGTAACTTTCCTCTTTGTCTAGCTGTATTTACAATCGATTCAATACTCGCAATTGTGTTTCTAAAAGCAATGTAATTGTCGACCCTCTTCACAAAACCTTGCCGCGTTACTTGAGTGCCATCTTCGTGAATATCAATAATAAAAGCGTTGTTTTCTCTAGTGGCTAAAGTCGTCTTTCCGGTTCCTGATTTGCCATATACCATAATTGAATAATAGTTCTGAGTATCTTCGTTAATTTCTTCAATACCTAGTTCTTGTAAAATGTCTTGTTCCTCACTCATCACTTAATCACCAAACTTTCCGTTACCTTTAATTCAGCACCCGGAATATCTTTGCCAGCTTTCAAATCATCGATTAGTTGCTTAGAATTAAGCTTTGGCGCTTGTGATAGCCAATAATCCTTTGGAATAAGTTTTTCATCGATAATATTTTTACTAGCCCCGTTTTTGCGCTTGTAAATATGATTAGTAGCTGTGCGGTAACTATCTACTTCCTGTGTTTCTAACATCTCTTTTAAGTAATCTCTTAAACGATCAGTTAAATTTTGTTTTTGTTTTTTTAAATTTTGAAGTCTCTTAATTTCTTTATCTATGACATCTATGTCACCTAAAGTTTCACGTCTCCAATTGACAATGTTATCTACTTTGACGTTCATTTCTGCTTTGATAGAATCTAATGTATCTTTTAGTAATGTTGGATCTAATTCATCTTGATTAGACATCTCTTTAAATGCTTCTGATAGCTCATATAGATTAGCCATTAGTTAATCCCCCTCTACCATTTCATGACTAAGTTAATTAGTCTGTCCTGTTCATCTGTGTTCTCTTCAATCCATTCATCTATCGCTTGGTTGAATAAGTCTGATGCCATATCTAAGTCATTCTCATCTACGACATAAGCATGTTTAATTGGTACGTTGTTCATATCTTTAACTTGTATTGATATGCCCATATGACCTTTTAAAATGAATAGCTTAAAATCGAATCCGTTAACATGAATATTTTTGCGTATGATTTCGCCTATTTCGTAATACATCTTGACTTCCTCCATTTTTCGTTTTATATTGAACACGAATTAATTTTGTTAATCGTTTGTCACTGTTACTTGTTGGCGCAAGTAGCAGTTTTTTTTATTCTTCATAAAAGTATTCCTTATAAAATATGAATGTCACTATGCTTGCGAATCCCGCAATTGACCACGCTGTAGTGAAGTATAGAAACGGCATGAGTACAATTGCTAAGACTGTGAAGCACAGTACTGCTAATAGGTAGCTTTTATAAATGTTACTCATTTTCTTTTTTCAACTCCTCCATTATTCTCTCGTCTGATAAGTCGTGATAAGGGAATTTTTTCCTAGCTAATTGGACTGGTATTCTGCCTCGTATCGCAATGTATCCTTCATCTTCAAGCTCTTTATTCAGTTCTCTTATTATTTGTCCTGCTTTGGATTTTGAAACAGATAAAATTACCGCAAGTTCTTTAGCTTGCAAACTATTTTTTATCATATCTTTTCCTCCTTTTTATTTTTGTGTTGTGTATAATTTAGTTATCTCCTAGTGAAAGGAGGTGGATAATTATGAATAATATAAATCTCACTCAACGACAGTTAGATTTAATAAAGAAAAATCAAGCTATCTTGTCTAAATTGCCTGTCGAAGTTTACGCTAAAGCCGCAAATACTATGAATAATTCGTATGTTATGAACGCTCTGGAAATTCAATCGACGGTTAATAATGTTATGAATAGCATTAGAATTAACCAATCGAAATTATCTGATTGGGCTTCCTATATGCATCAAGTAACTAAGAATCATCCAATGTTCAAATCTAATTTATTTTCTGAAAAAATTCTTGATGAATTCATAAGTTCTAACAGCTTTCCGGAGAATGAAGTCCGCAAAGTTAGCACTCATTTGAGAAAGTCTTTTGTCGATACTGTCGATGTCCCTGTTCTTGGTAAAACCGTCAATTCTGCCCATCCAATAGATGACGTAAATACCAAAGAAAGTGATAAGATATTCTATAAATCTATCAATCAATATTTTTTGGCTCCTTCCTCATCGTTTGTACACGATGTTTCATTAACTGTTGCTAAAAGTGTTGCTGTTAATATGTTTGTCAGGACTGCTAATGATGATTACGTGAATTACTTCTTTTCAACTGCGGTAATAGCTGTATGCTATGTCGCTTCGTGTCTTGCTAATGCTTTTGATTTAAAGAATAAAAGAAAAGATTTTAAATAGTTTCACACCATTTTTATAATTATCTTCCAAACCTTCCACGTCACAACTGCCATTGTGATGAGGAGGGTTGTTTTGTATAGTGCGTTCATTTGTAATTCCTCCTATTAAGTTGTTTGTTCAATTGTGTGTTATTCTTCTTCGTCTAAATCAAAGTGCTGTTCGATTTGGTCAATTGCCCACTCAATCATTGATTCAAGGTGTTTCTCTCTGTCGACTTCGTAAGTGTGCTCAATCTCGCCTGCATATGTCACAGTAAGAGTATCTTTGTGTGTGTATGTTTGACTTTTGTTTTCTTTAACTGCATAAAGTGTTAATACTATATTGTTTAGCTTTTCTTTTTGTTCTGGTGTCATTTACGCTCCCCCTAAATTAGCTTCATAACCGAATTCAGTCATGATTTCATGTATTTTCAATCTGCCTTTTTGTGTCCATCTAGTTTGTAAAACTGTGTCTTCTCTACCGTCAGAGCGTACAATTGCTATAGTGTCTGATTCTGTGTAACTCTTGCCCATGTGTTCTGAGTAAAGCACCCACTGTTTATTTACTTTTCGTTGTAATCTAGCTTCGTGTAGTAGTTTGTTTAACTTTTGTGCTGATATACCGTAGTCTGCCGCGATTTGAGTTGTGGCTAATGTGCCAGTTGATTTTAAGATTTCATCAACATAATCTGCTTTGGGTTTTAGCTCTCCAATTTCTTGTTGTAAAAGTAAGTTTTGCTCTTTTTCTTTCTTATACTCAGTCAACACTGTAATGATGTAGTCTGGATCTTTTAATGTTTGTTCAATTACATTGTCTGTTGCGTATATACCGTGTTTGCGAATAGCTGGTAGGACATCTGATGTTACCCAGCGTTTGAATTTTCTAGCGGTTTCTCTAATTTTTTCGTTTTTGCTTTGTTTAGAAGCATCGAAGATTAGACTGTATAATCCTGATTCGTTGATAATGATCATATTTCTGTTTTGACCTGATGCACTAAATTGGTGCGTCAGCTTGTCCTCGCTATCAACATGATTTCTAATGGCATTGTCTGATCTTGCATATCCTAAAATCTCAGCAATATCTTTTCCTACAAAATAAGGTTCGTTTTCAATTTCTACTGTTCTTACTGGTAGCTCTTTAAAATTAAATGTTTGTAATGCTTGCATTTGAGTATCCTCCTTTTTCCTCAACACCCACATTCAGCAGACGGTTATCGCAATGACTATCGAATGTATTTAAACGCGGCTCATATCATCGCCAGCTCTCGCTCACATCTGCTCAATGTGGATGTTGATAAGCGTGGTTATATTAAGAAGTGAATGTTACTGATTCACTTTCCGCCACTCTGTTAAATCAGTAACTTTGTTATCGCTTTCAACACCGTTAAGCTTGTCTAACGCTTTCACTACTTTTTGGAACTCTTTGATAGCACTTCGTAGCTTTTTAGTAATTTCATCTTCTACCATTTCCAAACCAGCAAATGCGTCTTCGTTATTCATGCTTAGATGTTTGTTGAAAAGATCTCGAGTGTATCTTATTTCTTTAAGTGATTTATCATAAGCTTCAATTTGTCCTGAAAGGTTATGATATTTTAGTTGTAGTTTTACTAATTTTAATGATTGGTCTTGCATTTGTTATGTCTCCTTTAAGATGTTTGTTTGCGTTTCGTGTACTTTGTGGGTAAAAAAATATCTCCAATATTTTCGTCAAAAAAATCAGCGATAATAAACATCTCATCATTCTTAAATTGATGCTTTCCTAATTCTTTTAAACGATAACCTTCAGTTGATATATTCAAGAGGTTTGCTAAATCTTCTTGAGTACACTTTCTTTCTTTTCTCAACTTTATTAAATTCCATTGCATGTTGTCACCTCCCGCTTACAAAACCTACTATACACGATACGTGTACTTGAGTCAACATAAAAGTTTGCTTTTCGTGTATTTTTTTGTTGAATACCAAAAATAATTGGGTTATACTATAGGTAAATTTAAGGAGGTAAGAAAATGGATAAAAAAGAATTAGCGAAATTTATAGGCAATAAAATCAGATACTATAGAACCAAATTGAACTTAACTCAAGATCAACTTGGAGAAAAACTCAACACTAAAAAAGCTACTATTTCAAATTATGAGACAGGGTACAGAACTCCTAAACAAGATGATTTGTTTGAAATTGCTCATATTTTAAATATCAGTATCGATGATTTGTTTCCTACAAGAAATAATAAAAAAAACGACATCACTTCCATATACAACAAACTCACACCTCCCCGCCAAGAAAACGTACTTAACTACGCAAATGAGCAATTAGATGAACAGAATAAAGTCACTTCTATAGATGAATATAAAGAGTCTAAACTAGTATCGTATATTGCATGTGGTGCAACTGGTGCTGGCATAGGAGAAGAATTATATGATGACATATTGCATGAAGAAGTATTTTTTAAAGAAGACGAAACGCCATCAAATGCTGATTTTTGTATTTTAGTTAATGGTGATTCAATGGAACCTATGTTAAAACAAGGAACATACGCTTTTATTAAGAAAGAAGATTCTATTAAAGATGGTACAATTGCACTCGTTGTATTAGATGGAGTAAGTCTTATCAAGCGTGTAGATATATGCGAAGACTATATTAATTTGGTATCTCTAAATCCGAAGTATGACGATATCAAAGTCGCTTCGTTTAGTAATATTAAAGTAATGGGCAAAGTTGTATTGTGATTAATAGCGCCTATATGGCACTTTAATATAAAAGACGTCTATTTCAGCAGTGTTTAAAAGGAGTTTATAATGAAAATAACTAATTGCAAAATAAAAAAAGAAACTATAGTATATGAAGTTTTAACTAGTGGTAATCAACCATTCACTTATGAGTTACCTAAAGATTTATCGTCACATAATGCGCGTAAATACTTGGAATTTATTTCACAAAAAATAGATGGCGATAAGTTAAATTAATTCAAAGAATAAAGTAACTTCATAAAGAGTACGAAGAAAACGATCTAATGACCGAACTTATTCTTGAATATTTAGTAAAAAAGTATGTTGAAGAAGAATATAGGAAATAAACGCCTATATGGCGTGAGGAGGATGAAGGATGGAGAATTTAAGTGAAAAACTAGTTGATAAAAGCATCGAGTCATTTATTTTAGGTTTAGAGATATACAACAAACCGACTATAAAGTATAGAATAGAAGGCTTTTCGTTTTTCATTTGTAATGCATGGGAATTAATGTTAAAAGCTGAACTGTTGAATCGTGGAGAAAATATTTATTATGAAGATAATCCTGATAGAACTATTAGTTTAAATAAAGTCATCAAACTAACCTATCCTGATTACAATACTAGAATTAGATTGAATTTAGAAAAAATTGTAGATTTACGAAATATTAGCACTCATTTTATAACACAGGAATATGAGGTTAAGTATGCCCCATTATTCCAAGCGTGTGTAATGAATTTTATTAATGAAACTATGAGATTCCATAAAAAAGATGTTTCTGAAAATATTTCTCAAAACTTTTTAACTATTACTGCTAGTTATGAACCATTATCTAATGAACAAATAAAATTGAAATATCCACCTGAAATTGCAGAAAAATTAATTAAAGAATCCAATGATATAGATGTTTTAAGTAATGAATATAATTCTGATAAATTTTCAATTGGTATCAAACAAAATTTGTATATTACAAAGAAGACAGAAGATGCTGATTTCCTAGTAGCTGTTCATAAAGATGCAGATAACAAAGTAGATTTTGTAAAAGAATATAAAGATCCATCAGATACACATAAATATTCATTTAAAAACGTGATTACAGCAGTAAACGAAAGACTTAAGAAGAAAAGCATAAACATGTCTTATTCTAAAGGGTTCAATCAATATGTATTGAATTTAATAATTGATTTTTATGATATCAAAAGTGATGAAAAATATGCATATAAGCATACAATAGGGAAACAAGAGTCTTTCACGTATTCTCAACAATTCATTGAGTTTATTATTAGTCTAATAAGAAAGAATCCAACAAAGTTTGTTGATAGTTTAAGAAATAAAAAAAGATAACCCCAGGCACATAGGAATGCTCAGTGCTTATGCACCTACCCCATTTTGGGACCCAGCGTTAATCCTTCTCGAGTTATCTTAAATATATTATAAGTTAAATTGATTACTTTTACAAGAATAAATCACGGGTAGCCCGCCTACCCTTATTATTTTTTGTCAATTTTGAGGAGGGAAAAGCAAAATGCCAGTATATAAGGATGATAATACAGGTAAATGGTATTTTTCCATTAGATATAAAGATGTATACGGTAATAACAAACGAAAAATGAAGCGTGGGTTTGAACGTAAGAAAGATGCCAAACTAGCTGAAAGCGAATTTATACAAAATGTTAAATATGGATACTCGGACAATCAACCCTTTGAATATATATTTTTTGATCGTTTAAAAAATGAAAATCTTTCTGCACGCTCAATAGAAAAGCGAACTACAGAATATAATACTCACATAAAAGAAAGGTTCGGAAATATCCCTATTGGCAAAATCACTACTACGCAATGTACTGCTTTCAGGAATTATTTGTTAAACGATGCAGGTCTTTCTGTTGACTATGCACGATCTGTGTGGGCAGGTTTTAAAGCAGTTATCAATTACGCCAAAAAGCATTACAAGCTCTTATACGACCCCACATTATCGGTAACTCCTATTCCCAGAACAAAACCACAAGCTAAATTTATCACTCGTGAAGAATTTGATGAAAAAGTAGAACAAATCACAAATGATACTTCTCGTCAGCTAACTAGACTGTTATTTTATTCTGGTCTTAGAATAGGAGAAGCTTTAGCTTTGCAGTGGAAAGATTACGATAAAATAAAAGGCGAAATTGACGTAAATAAGAAAATCAATTTAAGTAATAGAAAAATTGAATATAATCTAAAAAAAGAAAGCTCTAAAGGGATAATACCTGTACCAAATTTAATTAGAGAGATGCTTAAAAACATGTATAATGAATCTTCTAAAAGATATAAATATTTTGACGAAAACTATTTTATATTCGGGGGGTTAGAACCTATTAGATACGTTACCTATTCGTATCATTTTAAATCTGTATTCCCGAATCTAAAAATACACCATTTAAGACACTCGTACGCAAGCTATTTAATTAATAATGGTGTAGATATGTATTTATTAATGGAATTAATGAGGCACTCTAACATTACAGAAACAATTCAAACGTACTCTCATTTATATACTGATAAAAAACATCAAGCTATGAACATATTTGATTAA